CATACTCCACGCCGTTAATCAACGGCACACCATTTGATGCAATGTTCATTGTGCTTTGGTTTTATAGGTTAGACACTCGTTGTGTAGCCGATCTTGATGTTGAGCTTACGCATCACACCCACACCGACCTGCTTAATCACCATCTCGACACACGAGGTGGAGAGGATGTTCTGGTCGGGGTCAATCTCGACAACATAGCCGCTCAACTCGCCCGCCTTTTCCATATCTTCGAGAGCCTTGCCAGCGGTCAGCTGCAAGTCCTCTACGACATACGCCTCCAACTTACCAGTCGAGGCATCGACTTTCATAGGTCTGCCGAGTTTAGGCAGTACATAGGTACGCACATTGCGGCACGCCTTATCCATCGTGCGGACGCTCTCGATGTACGCATAATCCGAGGTGGCATCGTCCATCGTGTGGCTGTCGTTGAAATATGCACCAGCCAAACCGCTATACTCCACAAAGAAGATGTAACGGGCAGCATCGAGGCTCTCAATAACAGCGGTGTCGAGGTCGCGCAGCAGCGTGCCATCGCCAAAGGCGGGCAGAGCAATGCCTGTGGGGAACTTCTCCACCCACGCAATACTCTCGTGTACTGCAGCAGCCGACACAATACCCAACCACTCGCCGATAGCCGTTATCGAAGACTTGGCGGTGGCGTTCTTCGCATCTTTGTAGAGGTCGGCAGCGGTACCTGCGCCGTCCTGACCGATGATTACCGACACGCCGCTCTTGTTAGCACCTGCGAGGTCGGTAGGCAAACCGCTGACTGCCGCAATCTTCGGTGCGTAGCCAATAGAGAGGGGCTTATCCTGTGCTTCGAGGGTTGTACGGATAGCCTGCAATGCGATAAGGTTGGTAGCGTTGAGTGCGGTAGCACCGTCCCACACGCCAATCTGTCGGATTTTGCCACCCGTAAAGTTCTGCATCGTCTTGATTTCCGAAAAGGTCGGAGTACCGTTGGGCTTATAAATGCCGACATAGAGGCTGATTGCGGGGTTGCGGTTAAAGATTGAGCGCAACTGGTAGTACAACACTCGAATATCCCAATCCGCATCAGCGTCAGAGGTAATGCCTAACTTTTCAGCCGTTTCGATGCTCGAAATAGCCTTAATGCGGTCTGTCTCTGCAAAACCGCTCGGCAACTTGCTGCTGTAAAACAGCAAACCCGAAATGTGGTCTTCGCCCGCAAGTGAGCGGGGAATGTTGCCATTGGTGCGTTCAATCTTTACACTCTGCATTGCTGTTACTCGTTATCGGGGTTATCGTTGTCCTCGCCCTCTCCGTTGTCCTCGGTAGGGTTATCGTTATCGCCCTCGCCGTCCTTTACAGGCGCAGGTGCGGGCTTCTCCTCCTTAACAGGCGTTGCTGCCAAGTCGGAACGCTTAACCGTTGCTACCGCCTTGTCTTTGAGGGTGCGGGCGTGGTTGTTGGCATCGCTCTTTGTGTAGAATGCCGTGCCGTCAGAGGTGATATGCACCTCGTCCAGCGTCTTCTGCGAAGCAAACAAGCCCTGTGCAATCTTGTGCGCTGCCGACATCTGTACGGTCTTGGGCTTTGCTGCTGCCGCAGCTGTTTTATTGTTTCTTGCCATTGTCGTAATGGTTAAATGATTGTTAAATAGCGTTTAAGTAGTCGCCAAGCGACCCATAAAAGGAGTGCTACAAGTGCTGCAATACCGATATAGCACAGTGTTCGTTGTAGCCAAGTCATACCATAGCGTTGCTCCTCCTCGATATGCGTGTCCGTCTCAACGGCTGTGTCAGTTACGGCTTGCACCTCCTGCTGCTGCTCGATGTTTTGCTCCGAGCGGCTCTGCACATCGTTTGTCTCGGAGGCTTGCTCCTTGACCTTTGATGCGGTGCGCCGATGTTCCGTTGTGCGTGATTTTAGCGGCGGCTCTCCCGTGAGCGTATCGGCGGGCTGTGAGGTGTCGAACACCTCCGTTACAGTCTCCACCTCCTCGTCTTTGTCGAGGGTTCTATCCAACACCCGTATCAGATGCTGCGCCATCGTGTCCGCTCGCATTGCCGTCAGACTCTCCGACATCTGCTCCTGCGAGCGTTGGAGGAGGTCTATCCTCTCCGACAGCTCCGTCATCGTCTTTTGAGCGTTTCGGCAACTCGCGCAGCCCGTAAAGAACAGGGCACTCGTCGTGATGCTCGCAACGATTAGCAGCGTCGATAGCCTTGCGCAAACGCGCCATTTCTCGCTTTGTCGAGCCGAACTCTTTTCTCGTAGCATTTAGTTCCTCTTTTGTTGTTCCTAACTCCTTACGCACGGAGGAGAGTTCCTCGCGTAGCGGTTTGAGAATATCGTCGATAAGTACTCGTGTTGCGTGTTCGGCGTTGTCAATTCGCACTGTCTCCGCCTCCGCCTTTGCCTTTTCCGCCTCTGCCCTTGCTTTCTCTGCTTTGGCGTTAGCCTCACGAACGGTTGCGCGGAGGGTTAGAACGGCAATGAGCAAACCTACAAGACCGCCACCCAGCACGAAATTGAGTATTTCGCTGAACTGCATTCGTCTATTGTTTTATACCTATCTCTTTGAGCCACGCAGCAACATTGAACGATGGGCAGGCTTTCGCTGCCAAATCGCAATGCCCTACGATACGGACTTTCGGGTGTCGGCGGTGAAAATCCAAAACATAGGCTTTGAGCGCATCGCGCTGTGCCTGTGTTCGGGTGTCTTTGGGCTTCATCTTCTTGTCGCAGCCACCTACATACACGATGTGTCGGCTTACGGCATTATAGCCCTTGGCACCGTTGGTTATCTCCCAACCATCTACCCAAGCGTCCTCGTTATTCTCGACAAGCCGCTCAACACTACCGTCAAGGTGGAACATATCGGTATAGCCGACCTGTTTCCAACCTCTGCCGCCCTCCGACGCAGGAGCGGTATGCCACACCCTAATATCCGCAGAGGACACCTCCCGACCCTCGGGCGTGGCAGTACAGTGAATAACAAGTTGTCGAAGCTCCTTTTTCATTCGTTACTACGCCGAGGCACTAATGATTGCACCGAGAGCCTCCTCTTTGAGCGGCATACAGATCGAGCGCAACTCAAAGTTCATAAGGTTGCGGTGGTACAAAGGATCGTTCTTCGCTTCCGAGGCGTAAGTGGTTACGGAACCACTTGCACGCATCACGCGCGAGGTATGGAACGCTACCGATGCCTGGGACATCTGTGCAGTAGGAACTACGCCGAATGCCTGCTTTGCCTTGCTCGAGACAAGGTAGTAAGGAGCATCGCTGTACTCATACACCTCGAAGCCGTAGAGGTTTGCCACCTTGCCCGTCTGATAGTTGTAATACTGCTCGGCGAACTTCTGATCCAGCGTGAGCAAGTCCGAAATATGGTCAGGGCAAAGCACCAAGACACGACCCGTTGTAGGCACTTTCATCTTGTCAAACTTCTTCTTCAAGGCGATAATATCCTCACGAGTGAGAGCCTTGCGACCATCTACCGCAGCACCCGATGTGAGCAGCACGGGCGTTTTGTCGCCATCGCCCGCAGGCGCAATGGCGTGCAATGCCTTGGCGTAACGCTTCTCGTTGATTGCCTCCTTGTGTCGCTCGATAACCGATGCCATCTTGTCGTAAGAGATAGCATACAACTCATCGTTGGTTACAGAGGTTGCCTCGGTTGAGTATTTATCCAAACTAATAGCCTTATCCGCATCCTCTAAACTCTTCACATCAAGCGGATAGGTAGTGTTATTGACCAGCACATTAGGGTCGCCACCGAGATTGACAAAGTGAATAACATCATTCTCGACATACTGATCGTAGGTTCGGATACGGTTGTACCAGCCGAGCGACTCCGCTGCGTTGCGGAATGCCTTGGTCATCTCACCCGTCCACACCTCGGTATAAACTCCTGCGAACAGACTGCCCGCAGGCATCACGCCGCCAACCAAAGACGACACGACGGAAACACCGTTGAGTACGGCTGCACCAGCGAGAGGGTCAAACCCGCACACCGAGGCAATGCCCGCGCCCATTGCAGAGTTGAAAGCAACACTGCCAATAAGTCCCATAAGGACAAAAAGAATCTTTTTCATTCGTTGTAATGCTTGTGTTTGTTGTGTGTTACTGAATATCGGGAGCAAATCCGAAATGCTCCTTGAACAGACGGATATACTCCTCACGGTTCTCCTTACGGAGAGTCTCCAACTGCTCGCTTGTGCAGTTCTCCCATTTGAGGTTGGTCTGCTGATTAGCGGGCTTGATTACATCGGTAGGCTTCTGTGCAGGAGTAAACAACGACAGCGTGGTGCGGAGGTTTTCAATGCCCGACTTTTTGCCGAGGGTAATGAAATGCTCCTTTTTGTCTGCCGTGATACGCTTCTCTGCGACAGCCGCATCTACCGCATCGGTAATGCGCGCAAGGTTGAGCGCGGCGTTCTGCTCCTGCAAACCCTTGATGGCTGCAACAGCATCATCCTCGGTGGCAGTGGCTGCCAAGCCGAGCAACTCTAAAATTTTGTTCATCTGAAATGTGTTTTGAATGTTTGAATTGCCCGCGCCCTCCTCGTCGGCAGAGGTCGGGGTGTTTGATTTGAGTAGTGGCAAATGCTCGCACTCCTCGCCCTGTGCGAGGGTCAGCAACTTGCCGTTTTGATATAGTCGCACTGCCTGTAAGGCGTCATCGTTAGCACCAATATCGACAACCGACACCTCGGTAAGCTTCGAGCGGGTAACGGTAGGGCGAGTTTGCCCCTTCGTGAGGTGCTCCTCCGCCTCCGACCATTCGAGGATTTCCAAGCCAGCCGAGAGCATACGCAGCGTGCCACGCTCCCACTTGGCTGCAATGATTTTCTCCTCCTCGGTATCGCCGTCAAACTTGGGCGTGCCATAGATGAAATCGCCATCAACGCGGATGTTCTCGATGATACCAATAGGCATATCGCCACGCGACCCGCGTCTGTGCATATACAAGAGAATTGGATTTTTGCGGTACTGCTCCAAATCGACACCCTCGGTCAGTACCCTTGTGCCGTAACAGTTTAGACGGCTTGATGTGATAACTGCTTCCTTTGACATTCGTGTTTCAAAATTTGGCTTCGGGGTCGCCCTTTTCACAGGCGAGCCCCTCTGCCGCTTGTTGTCGCAAAACAAGGTTTGTAGCGGGGGACGGACTCGAACCGCCGACCTTGGGGGAATGAACCCCACGAGCTGCCAACTGCTCCACCCCGCGATGTGCGTTGTTTTCGATGCAAAAGTCGTGAGTTTGTAACACCATAGCAAACAGAGTGTAAAGACTTTACACTCTATTTTAATTATACGCGGGTAACGCCGATTTTTGCAGTGCAAAAACATCCCGAAAGGGCAAAACATCTTCTCTTATGAATGGCAAAGACATCAACAGATCGTAAAGAGTTTGCCGAGGCTCTTTATATGCAAAACACTCCGCAGAATGCTATTGCGGAAAAGGTCGGCGTATCGGCAAATACTATCAGCAAATGGGTAAAAGATGGCTGCTGGGCTGAAAAACGAGCGGCACAGGTATTAACCCGCAAGGAGGTCGTAAACAATGTGCTGCGTTCCATTAACCACCTTGCCGAGAAACTCGGAGAGGTGGAAGACTTATCGAAAGTGAGTGGCATTGCCGACCAGCTGGCAAAACTATCCTCCACGGTTCAGAAACTTGACAAAGAGGTCTCGGTGGTTGATTTTATCGACTGCTTTATGGCTTTTGGTCGCTGGCTCGACTATCAGGCAGAAACCGACCCCGACATTACGGCAGAGTTCCGCAAAAAGGTAAACGAGTACCAGAATAAGTACATCAACGAATTGTTTAGCAGCAAGTTCAAATTATGATAAAGTCGTCCACAAAAGATGCTATACGCCGATGGCAACAGCACTGTGAAAAGGTGCAGATGCACACCACGGTCAAAGCCCACGAAACGGAGGCACAGCGCAAGGCGCGTATTAAACGCCTGCTTGCCAATTA